TAATCCTGCTTCATCACAATCAAACAGTATAAAAACTTTTTTAAATCTTCTTTTTAGTTCACTAATTGCTGTAGCACTCATAGAATATCCTTCTCCTTGAGTTGCTATACATGGTATACCAGTGTTCGACCACAAACATAAAGCATCCTTAAGAGAGGAACATATACATATTATGTCCCCCTCTTCAGGCACTTTAGTCCATAGACTTACGACAGAACTATCAGTACTTGTGCACCATTTAAATCCATTTTTATTAAATGGCTGATATATCTTAATACTGATATTTCCTTCTTTTCTCTCTATATATGCATATGCATACTTATCGGCCCCAAAAACGTATCTGTCTTTTCCTTTTGTAATAAATTTATGAGATATGGGATATACATCTGCATATTTTAACCAAGGAATCGTAATTCCATAAGATTCCCAATATGCTTTGTCATAAGATTGCCAATCCCTTACTTTAATTTCTATTTTAGATGGCTCTTTCTCTTTAAGAATGACTTTAGTATACCCACCTTTACTAATTTTTGTTATTAGTGGATTGGATGCATTATAGATATTAAAATCTGCAGCAACTTTTTCGAGTACTTCTCCATAGGAAAGTCCCCACATCTTTGATAATAAATCAAACAGACCTCCTTTATCTCCAGTTGCAAAGTCCTTGTAATGAATCTTCTCACCATCAAAAGTATATATACCAAATGAAGGATTTCTATCCTCTCTAAGTGGTGAACATATTACACAAGGAACCTCAGTAATATTTAAATATCTAGCAGCAATATTAAATTCATCAACTTTATTACTTATTTCTTCAAGACTGATTGAGCATCTTCCAGAACCGAATGCCATATCATATTATTAAAACCAACCAGCAGGTGCTTCCGTACTGGCAGGAAGGTCCTCAACTGCAGTAGGTTCAGGATTATACTCGTGAATAGGAACTACCTTAAATTCAGTAGTAGGATAAGCACCAGCAGCCTTTCGCTCCTGCACATCCTTATCAAGCCTGCTATAGTCAGTGGTTCCATAACGGAGGACCATCTGAGTATAGGCGGTCTGATACTGCTTGCCATCATCAGTAGACCTGACACCAAACAGAACTTTAACCTTATTGTTAGGCTGATAGGATGCAATCTCCTTCAGGTCCTTGAAGTCTCCAGCAAAGAGCTTATCAATACCATCAATACGGGCTTCAGATTCTGCCGGGTTATCAGACATGACCCACTTGCCATCAATATACTTCTGAACATTCGGAATATTCAGATATGCCTTGAAGAAATTGGTCAAATCCTCTTCACCAACATAACAAGGACGATAGTCCTTATCAAGGTTGGCCGGACCATTGGCATAAACAGGAATCTCATGAGCATTAGCCTGCTCCTTAGTCACCCAAGCAGTACGACCATACTTATCAATAACCTGCACCTTAGTCTTGTCACGATTGAAGCGATACTCCTTCCTGACAAAGAAAGATACCTTAGTAGTCATGTCAATACCGTCACACTTCTCAGCGAAGGTCTTGACAATGAAGTCTACACGGGCATAAGGAACATCACGTCCCTCAATATTCTGATTGCCAGTATATTCCACATCCTTATCAAGAGTGGTATCATAGAGCTTCTCAAGTTCTGCCTTAGTAGGATTAACTGCAAGAACAGTAACCGGTGCTACACCAATATATCGCTTAATCTGTCCACCTTCAGTAGATTCTTTACCAACGGAAAATGCCATAAAACTAAAATTCTTCATATTAAAATACTTCGTTAAGGGGTTCATTATTAGGAACATCTTCTTCTGCAACTGCAGAATTCTCTTCAGGAGTAACTCCCTCCCAAGACAACATCTGCTCGGAGGTATAGCCACCAGTCATAACTTTAATAGGGGCTTCCCAAGCATCAATCTGCTCATTAATAGAGATAAGCTCTGCTGCAAGTGCACGCATCTGAGCATTAATTTTGTCGCGCTTTGTCACCAACTTCTTGGTATTCTGGGCAGTGCGCTTAACTGCCGCCATTTGAAATCTGTCTAAAACCATAATTGTTAAAAAACTATAATATTTCTACCGAGTTTATCGGTAATTCTTACAAGATTGAATTCAGTTTCTAAAGCAACCAAAATATTCTCCATAATAAATGAAATTAGTACTGGATTATTAGTAATCATTTTTATACCTTCCTCCTTATTAGGAGGATTTTTTATTTCACATAAATGGGAAAATAATGTTACTCCAAGTGCTATGTCTCCAGTTCTAAAGAATTTATTTATTGTGGAGACTATGGTTTCTTTATCCACCATAATATTCATTCATTGCCCTAACTACTTCTCCCAAATCATTGGGGATAAAGTCTTCTGTAAACATTTCTGCTGGAGTCTTAGCAGGAATCTGAACTGTTCCTTCCATCGTAGCATGAGTATAAAACCCATAAGTAGGCTTGCCCTTATCATCAAATCTAATGGCGGAATAGAGCACCATAGGAACTACTTCCATTGGATTATACTGATTATCAATCAACTGACCAATGGTGCTCACCTTATAACCAACAGTAGTCTTATCACTCTGCACATCCTCACTATGGAGAATCATGAAGACATTGATATCCTCACGCATCTGCTCACAAGTAGAGATAATCTGCTGGAAATGCTGTGCTAACTCAGTGTATTTGCCATAGCCTGCTTCTTTAGCCCGCTTAAAATACTCCTTTCGCATGATATAAATGCAATCATCCAGAATGATATTCTTGATATTGGGCTGCTTATCACACGCCTGTAACAAGTTAATCATCTGCTGATAATCATCAATCCTAAAGAGGTTTTTATTTGCTACACTATAAATATTCCCACTATCCCTAAACGGCAGCTTCTTTCCAAGAACATTTATAATAACAGTCTCTTTTGGATTTAAAGTCCTGACACTGGTAGTTTTACCTGTACCAGTTTTTCCTAATAGCATTACGACATTTGCCATGTGTTACTTTTTTAAATTTGTTAACCATATATGTAAAGAAAATCCTGTTTCCTTCTTTCCTTAGAGATGCTATTGTATTATATATTCTCTGTAGACCGCTGTTATCTGTAGGTAAAGGTAATTCTGCATAGAAATTACAAGCACCATCAAAATATAGTCCTATCATGCCATTACTCTGACCATTTCTATTGATGACCACCTCAAGGAATCTGACATTATTCTTTAGTTTCTTTATGTCATATCCCATATACTCTGGCAATTCATGCATATAAGGACTGGTCAAACCAAGCATTACATTACAATCTTTTGCAGTATACTTACTGTCACTTAATCCACTAATGGTAGGCCTAATCTTATTTGCTTTGAATGCCTCAAGATTAGTAGTTTCCTGTCCTTGCTGCTGTATGATTACTGGAATATAATTATATTTATTTCTCAGCTGAATCATATTATCAGACAACTTGTTGATGGATTCTCTCAAATCCATTTTACCTTCAGGAGATATAAGACTAATATGGTCCACAATAATCATTACATATTCTTTAGGATTATCAGGAACATAATAATCAAATACTTCTTTTGTATCTACAACAGCACCAGTCTTATTATCCTTTATCTCCAAGGTCTTTGTATAGGTCTTGCCGTTATTCTCTGCATATAACTGTGCCTGTCTAAAAATGCCATAAGGATTCCTGTCCGGCACAAAGGTCACATGCTCTTCAAAGAACTGTAATATACTCTTATACGGCTCAGTATTAAATATATCCAAGATTTCCTCATCTATAGGATATTCTTCTCTTACAGAACTTAAATCTGCTGGAGATTTTCTTATTGCACCTTTGCTTATTGTATATAACAGATAACTCATGAATCTTAGAGTAATAGCTTCTTGGGTCTCCTCAAGAGGATAATACAATACTCTGAGGGCTACTTTATCTGGATGATGATAAGCATATAATACAGAGTTATATAGGAACAGAAAATTAGCCAACTGTGTTTTCCCTACCTTGGTAGCCGCGCTGACTATATAATACTTCCCTTGCTCTATTCCTGGAAAATCCTCAGAAAATCTTACAAAAGGAGATGGAATACAATTAATATTACCATCAAGAATATTCTGTCTCCTTTTCTTTAAAGATTTTAATACTCTTTCTGTTACACTCATCTTACATCAGTTAGCCAATTATCATTATGAGTATCTTGACCTTCATTTTCTAAGTAAGAGAGAAGTTCAGAATTGTCTTCTTTAGTTTCTAAATTTTTCTTACTTATAAAATATTTCAGGACATGCATAAATCTATAATTGCCATTAAAGGATTCTATATATCGTCTAGTTGCGGCCAAAATCTGCTCATTACTATAATCATCTCCATACCTTTTTATAAAGATTCCTAGTCGTTGAGCAATGACTTTAGTACTATCCTTCCAATAAAGGTTTGTTCCCTCCTTTTTACCTTCTGGGAATAGTGCTCTCATTTTCTCTGCAAGATCAGTTAGTCTATCTGATTTATTATTTGTTAAAGAACTTTCTCCCATCCATGATTCTATTGTAGAGAGCATATTATTATTTATAATATATCCATTCTCTACTTTTATTAGATAGTTCTTTTCCCAAAGAATATTGCAAAGTACTTCATTTAGAGTTCCTGTTCCTCCAACTAAATAATAAAGCAACACAGAAAACTCTTCCATAGAAATGTCTTTCTTTAAAATTACATCGGAATCAATTATAATTTTCATATGTTGTTATATATTTCTTATCAATATTTTCAAGAGCCTTCTGCAGATATTCTTCATCCCTTGTACCTTTATAATATATAATATATTGTACAGGAGATTCTGCTCTCAGGGTTCTACCAAATTTCTGAATAAATGCTCTTTCTTCTCCATCAAGTTGAATAATAATGCCAACCTCAATATCAGTAAGATTAACTCCTTCTTGAAGCATACCTACTGCAAAGAGTTTGTTTATGGCTTTATCATTAAACAACTGAATTAGTTTCTGAGAGTCTTTATTCTTTGAGTGCACTGCGAAGTTTTTGCCTAGAAATTCTGCTTGTTCTATATTAGTACAGAAACAAATAAATCTCTTGCCATTAACTTTCTCAAGTAAATCTGGTAGAATTGCAGTTTTACATAATCCAAGATATGTTTTTCTTTTGCTTCCACATTGAAGCCACTTATTTTTAATGGCCTCGTTTCTGCTAAACATATATCTCTTTTTATAATATTCAAACTGCTCGCAAAGATAATTATACTTCTGCTTTTGTGTACAATGAATCAATAGATTTCCATTGGGTATTCTTTTCTTATCCCTAAGATATTTCCATCTATCTTCATATCTACACTCAGCATTAAGTCTCTTTTCCTTCTTTCCCCACTGCTCAATAATAATTTCATTATAGTGAGTATTATCAAGTTCAAGAGGAATTAATTTAATCTTCGGTTCTGGTAGAATATCTGCGTCAAAGGCGTCTTGAAGTCTCATTTTGATACTTTGAATCTTTCCACAAGATTCCTCCAACCTAAATAATAGAGTATCTTTGAGTGTGGCTGATAGAAAAATTCTATACTTTGCTTTCAAAGTATCAAATATGTCTAATCGTAATTCAGAATTTAAATGATGTGCCTCATCAAATACTATTACATCCCATGTAGTATCTCTATACTTCTTTAGAGATGCATAACAAATGATAGTAAATTCTCCAAAGTCACAATTCCACTTTATAAATTCTGCTTTCCAATTATTAATATGAGCAACTTCAGCAACAACTAGAAGACCTTTAATAGGAGCAATTTGCTTTGATGCTATTTCATAGCACAAGTCTATTGCTATCTTAGACTTCCCCACCCCTGTCGCTGCTTGAATTGCAATGTTGTTGTTGGTCTTTAATAGCTCAATTGCTGCGCTATTTAGTTCTTCTCTTGTCATTTTTCAATACAAAACAATTTAGTCCAAGTTCTTTCTGTTGTTATCTTACCTTTATGCCAATGAAATTTGTTATACCACACGATTAGCCACCTTTCATGATGAAACGTTAATGGTATTTGGTCAAATATAGGATTAATGGTAATTTTTATTACTAAAAGAACTAAAACAAAGATTATTAAAAGAATCATGAGTAATATATTTTAGCAAAGTATTTCTTTCCTTTCCAAAATATTTTATAGTACCAATGCTCCTTTACACCACAATTATTCTTAAGGTACTCTCTTACACAAGGCACTGGACAAATCCACTTAAGTTTCTTATCTATTTTAAATGGAGTATTCATTATGGGAATTGTGATTTCATCTCTAACGGATTCAATAGATTTAAGTGAATTATTATATGCTTCTACTGCCTCTCTCTCTGCTTCATCTGCAGACATGTAATAAGGAGCATTCATAAAATGAGCGATGGCCCCATTCAAAGTATTGTCCGGAGACATTTTTGCCCAGTATTCAAGGTAATGTCTCATTCTTGTCTCAGTAGCACCGTTTACACGTTTGTAAAACTCAGCATCACTCATAGTAAGAGCATCTGAATACCACCAAATAAACAGTTTGGGGTAATAGATAAGTGCCCAATTTCGAAGATCTTTTAAATCTTCGTAATACTTTACATAAAGTTTATCAATTCCTGCCATACTATTTAATGAAAGCACTAAATTCAGACGGTGTCATGTATTCATAATTTACCTTACCAATAAAATCACTAAGATTTCTAGCTCCACAATAGGACATAGCACTTCTTAGGGCTGCCTCAAATTTATCTGCAAACTCATTTAAATTTGTAGTAACGGGAATCCATTTAGCAAGTCCTTCAGGATTAGATTTTACTTTTCCAAACCTATCCATTT